CTTGAACTTGCTCTTGCTGGATTTAAAAAGAAGGAGGTCTATGTCTATACACAAGATGGGAAACTATTTGTCGAAGGACAAAAAGAGGATAAGGAATCCGACACCAACTACGTCCATAAGGGATTGGCTCAACGATCTTTCAAGAGAGCATGGACATTGGCAGACGATACAGAAGTCGCAGATGTATCCTTTGAAGATGGACTCCTCTCTGTCAACCTAAAGAAAATTGTCCCTGACCACCACAAACGCAAAGATTATCTATAAATATAATTGAATATCGTCGGCGCAGGGGAACGACTGGCAAAATCCAGTTGACTTCCCCCTTTTTTATTGGTACAATATATGGAGGTATTTTGAATTTATGACTATTAAACTTTTGCTATTGAAGTCTGGTGAGGATATTATCTCCGATGTCAGCGAAATGGTTATTGGAAATGAAGAATCCAAAAGAGTTGTGGGTTACTATCTTACAAAACCTTGTGTTGTTAAAGTTTTGAAACCAATAACTCAATCCGAAAAGGAAGATCAACCAAAACAGGGATTGCAGGTTTCTTTGTATCCTTGGATGCCTTTGACTACTGAGGAAAAGATTCCTGTGCCTGCTGATTGGGTTGTTACTATGGTTGAACCTGTTTCAAATTTAAAAGAAATGTATTCTAAGGATGTTATTGATTATGGAAAAGAAACTAACGAAAGTTTTGGCACTTATGAACAATCTGATTCTAATCAGTCAGATTGAGGAAGTTGGTGCTGATATTGGAGAACCTGACTGTAAATTGATTGATCCGTTTGTTATCAGAAGTGACAAAACGTTAGAACCATTTCTCTGTGGATATACAAAAGAAAATACATTTATGATGAGTTCGGATAAGATTCTTACTCTTGCTGATCCAACTCCAACTCTACTTGAAAAATATGAGGACTTGATTAAAGAATGACACAACGCTTTTACACTAATGTTCAGTTGATTGGAAACCAGTTTTTGGTTCGTGGAGTAGAAAATGGTAAAAGGTTTGAGACAAGAGATGAGTTCTTTCCTACTCTCTTTGTAAAGTCAAAAAAAGATTCTAAGTATATGACATTAAGTGGAGAAGTAGTAGAACCAATTAATCCTGGGACTGTACGAGATTGTCGTGAGTTCTATAAAAAGTATGATGAGATTGATGGATTTGAGATCTATGGAAATGATCGATATATCTATCAATACATTTCAGAAAAGTATCCAGAAGATGAGATTAAGTTTGATATCAGTAAAATCAAACTTGTAACTCTTGATATTGAGGTGGCTTCTGAAGAAGGATTCCCTGATGTGGAATCTTGTTCTGAGGAAATTCTTGCAATTACAATTCAAGATTATACTACAAAAAAAATTACTACCTGGGGTGTTAGACCATTCAATAATAAACAGTCGAATGTAACCTACCACCACTGTCCAAGTGAATATGAACTTCTAAATCACTTTATCAACTATTGGATGGTTGATGTTCCAGATGTAATTACTGGATGGAACATCGAACTTTATGATATTCCTTATATCTGTAAGAGACTCAATAGAGTTCTTGGAGAAAAACTAATGAAGCGTTTTTCTCCTTGGGGTCTTGTAACTGAAGGTGAGTCTTACATTAAAGGTAGAAAATTTACTACTTTTGATGTGGGTGGAGTGACTCAACTTGATTATCTTAATCTTTATAAGAAGTTTACTTATAAGGCGCAGGAATCATATCGTCTAGATTATATTGCTGAAGTAGAACTTGGTCAGAAAAAACTTGATCACTCTGAGTTTGATACCTTTAAAGATTTCTATACTCAAGGTTGGCAAAAGTTTATTGAGTACAACATCGTCGATGTGGAACTTGTCGATCGTCTAGAAGACAAGATGAAACTCATTGAGTTGGCTCTAACCATGGCATATGATGCTAAAGTGAACTATGTCGATGTTTTTTATCAAGTTAGAATGTGGGATAATATTATCTACACATATCTTAAGAAAAGAAATATCGTTATTCCTCCAAAAAATAAAAATCAAAAGGATGAAAAATATGAAGGAGCATATGTTAAGGAACCGATTCCTGGAAAGTATGATTGGGTTGTGTCTTTTGACCTCAATTCTCTTTATCCTCATCTCATTATGCAATACAATATCTCCCCAGAGACATTATTGGAAGAAAAACACCCAACAGCAACTGTTGATAGGATACTTAAGAATGAAATAAATTTTGAGTTGTATAAGGATTATGCGATATGTGCAAATGGTGCAATGTATCGTAAAGACATTCGTGGATTTCTTCCAGAACTAATGGAGAAGATTTATAATGAGCGTGTAATCTTCAAGAAAAAAATGCTTGCTGCAGAGCAAGAGTATGAGAAGACGAAGGATAAAGAGTTAGTTAAAGAAATTGCACGATGCAATAATATTCAGATGGCTCGTAAGATTCAACTCAACTCTGCTTATGGTGCTATTGGTAATCAGTATTTCCGTTATTATAAACTGGCAAATGCTGAAGCAATCACTTATTCGGGTCAGGTTTCTATCCAATGGATCATGAACAGGATGAATGCTTACCTGAATAAAATTCTTAAAAGTGGAGATGTTGATTATGTTATTGCTTCAGATACTGATTCTCTGTATATCAATATGGGTCCTTTGGTTGATTGTGTATTCAAAGGAAGAACGAAAACTACTGAAGGCATTGTTTCGTTCCTTGATAAGATCTGTGAAATGGAACTTGAAAAGTATATTGAAAGTTCTTACCAAGAATTGGCTGACTATGTAAATGCTTATGAGCAAAAGATGTTCATGAAGCGCGAGTGTATTGCAGAGCGTGGTATTTGGACTGCCAAGAAGAGATATATTCTCAATGTTTGGGATAGTGAAGGTGTTCGATATCAGGAACCAAAACTTAAGATCAAAGGAATTGAAGCAATTAAGTCTTCTACTCCAGCGCCTTGTCGAAAGATGCTTAAGGATTCATTCAAAATTATGATGAATGGTAATGAAGATGATATGATTAAGTTCATTGATGATTGTCGAACCAAGTTTAAAAAACTTACTCCGGAAGAAATATCATTCCCACGATCTGCATCTGATGTTCAGAAATATTCATCTTCATCAGACATTTATTCTAAAGGAACTCCAATTCATGTTCGCGGAGCACTTTTGTTCAATTATTATATCAAAAAAGGAAAGTTGAATAACAAATATTCATTAATCCAAAATGGAGAGAAGATCAAATTTATCTTCCTCAAGAAACCAAATATCATTCATGAGAATGTTATTTCATTTATCCAAGAATTTCCTAAGGAACTTGGTCTTGACAAATACATTGACTATGAACTACAATTTGAGAAAGCTTTTCTAGAACCATTGAAATCTATTCTTGATGTGATTGGATGGTCAGTGGAAAAAACTGTAAACCTTGATTCATTTTTTGCTTGATGGACTTGCCTATTAATGACGAAGAACTAAAAACTATTGTCAGTGCTATGCACCTTGGTGGAGATGTAGCACTTTATCAAAAACTTAAACTTGTAAAAGAATTGCGAGAGCAAGGTTTGCCTTATAAAAAGATACTTCGTGAACAGTACGGGATGGTAGCGTAATGGATTTTCTTAAAGATATTGTAAAAGAGATTGGTGATGATTACACCAAACTTGCATCAGATATTGACGAAACAGAAACATATGTTGATACAGGTTCATACATTTTTAATGCACTGGTCTCAGGTAGTGTATTTGGCGGTGTATCTGGGAATAAGATTACTGCTATTGCTGGAGAGTCTTCTACTGGAAAGACTTTTTTCTCTCTCGCCGTGGTTAAGAACTTTCTTGATGCTAATCCCGATGGTTACTGTCTCTACTTTGACACTGAGGCTGCTATCACTAAATCACTTGTAGAATCTCGTGGTATTGATACTTCTCGTCTTGTAGTTGTTAATGTTGTTACCATTGAAGAGTTTCGTGGTAAAGCACTTAAGGCAGTTGATATTTACCTTAAGAAACCTCTAGAAGAACGCAAACCTTGCATGTTTGTGTTAGACTCTTTAGGTATGCTATCCACTGAAAAAGAAATCACTGATGCACTGAACGACAAACAAGTTCGTGACATGACCAAATCTCAATTGGTCAAAGGTGCATTCCGAATGCTCACACTTAAACTAGGTCAAGCAAATGTTCCACTCCTTGTCACAAATCATACATACGATGTCATCGGAGCTTATGTACCAACGAAAGAAATGGGGGGAGGTTCTGGACTCAAATACGCAGCAAGTACAATCATTTATCTCAGCAAAAAGAAAGAAAAAGATGGAACAGAAGTGGTCGGCAATATTATCAAAGCTAAGACTGCTAAGTCGCGTTTGAGTAAAGAGAATAAAGATGTTGAGATTCGTTTGTATTACGATGAGCGTGGTCTTGATCGATATTATGGTCTTCTTGAACTCGGTGAGATTGGTGGACTTTGGAAGAATGTAGCAGGACGCTATGAGATTGATGGTAAGAAGATTTATGCTAAACAGATTCTAAAAGAACCTGAAGTATATTTTACGCCAGAAGTAATGGAACAACTTGATCAAATCGCACGCAAGGAATTTAGTTATGGAGAAAGTTGAGTTTCTAGTTCTTAGAAACCTATTACATAATGAGGAATATGTTAGAAAAGTAATACCTTTCATTAAATCTGAATATTTTGAAGATCAAAATCAAAAAATCGTATTTGAAGAAATTTTAAAGTTTGTTCAGCAATATAATCAACCAGCAACAAAAGAAGTTCTTTGTATTGAAGTAGAAAATCGTCAAGATATCAACGAAACATCTTTTAAAGAAATTACTCAGATTATTAGTTATCTTGAAGATGAACCATCTGAGTTTAATTGGTTAGTTGATACTACTGAAAAGTGGTGTCGTGATCGTGCAATCTACCTTGCACTTATGGAATCTATCCATATTGCAGATGGTAAAGATGAGAAGAAAAATCGTGATAGTATTCCTAGTATTCTATCAGACGCTCTAGCAGTATCTTTTGATACTCACATTGGACATGATTATCTGCTAGACTATGAGAAAAGATATGAGTCCTATCATAAGAAGGAAGAGAAAATTGAATTCGACCTCGAATACTTTAACAAAATTACAAAAGGTGGTTTACCTAATAAGACTCTCAATATCGCTCTGGCTGGTACAGGTGTCGGAAAGAGTCTCTTTATGTGCCATGTTGCTTCTTCCGTCTTATTGCAAGGCAGGAACGTTTTGTACATCACTCTTGAAATGGCGGAAGAGCGAATTGCAGAGCGAATTGATGCAAACCTTCTCAATGTCCCGATTCAGGATATTTCGGAACTTCCAAAACAGATGTTTGAGAACAAGGTCACAAACCTTGCGAAGAAGACGCAAGGTACATTGATTATTAAGGAGTATCCTACTGCTTCTGCTCATGCTGGCCACTTCAAATCTCTTCTAAATGAACTAGCACTCAAGAAATCATTTCGACCAGATATTATCTTCATTGATTATCTGAATATTTGTTCTTCTTCTCGTTATCGTGGAAATGCAAATATTAACTCTTACACTTTTGTGAAAGCAATTGCAGAAGAACTTCGTGGTCTTGCTGTTGAGTTTAATGTTCCGATTGTAAGTGCTACTCAGACAACTCGTTCTGGTTATGGTTCTTCTGATGTGGAACTGACAGATACTTCAGAATCTTTTGGTCTTCCTGCAACTGCTGACTTGATGTTCGCATTGATTTCTACAGAAGAACTTGAAGGTCTTGGCCAGATTCTTGTAAAACAACTTAAGAATCGTTATAATGATCCTACCATTCATAAGCGTTTTGTGATTGGTATTGATCG